GCTCGAGTTCACGATCGAGAAAGCGCTCGAGTTCCTGAAGCTGTCGGCTGCGGAAACCACGATCGCCTCGCCGATCACCGAGGCCTTCGGCCGTCGCGCCGGCCCCGGGGACCACAACCCTTGGGTGCATCCGTACCTCGAGGCACTGCTGCGCCACAAGCTGGGTGGCGAGCCCTGGAGGTACTAGCCATGCCGATGACATCCGCTCAGTTCGCCGGGATCCCACGGCAGGAGCAAATGCTTGTGGTGCGATATCTGCGCAAGCGTAAACTTGGTCGAGCCTCCCGCCTGGGATTCGACCCCCTTGAGCTTCCTGCGCGACATGCGAAGACACGCTGCCGAGTTCATCTTCGGCCGGCGGCTGCGCACGCGGAGCTCAGGGACGTGGGGCATTTCGAGTACGGAACACTCAGCGAGCAAGACTTCTACCACTACCTCTGCTGCCAGCGGGAATTTCTACTCCTCAACTGCGTGGCGGGTCGTCAGGTACAAGGCGCTCCTGAGGGCGCGCGGGACATGCCAGTGCTGTGGCGCACAGCCGACCTGGAGCGCCCCGCTGCACGTCGACCACATCAAGCCGAGAAGCCGGCATCCGCACCTTGCCCTGAGCCTGGACAACCTGCAGGTCCTGTGCGAGGCGTGCAACCTGGGCAAGCTGGCCTGGGACGAGACCGACTGGCGACACCGCTGACCTACGCGCAGCTGGAGGGCCGATGACATGCGAGTCATGGGCTTCTCTCGCGACCCAGGTGGTCTGCCGTTCTGCACGATCCGCAGCGACAAGTGGGCCAACCGGCTGACCGTCGGCGAGCTCATCCAGATCCAGGGCGAGCACGGCTGCCGGATGCCCAAGACACCGGCGCGCGTGACCCGCATCGAGGAGTACGGCATGGTCTGCCCGCCCGAGCTCGAGGACGTCTACGCCGGGCAGCGCTTGTGGCGCATCTACCTCGCCCCCGTCGACTCGCAGGACCCCGAGCTCAAGCGCTACATGTTCCCCGTGTAGCGGTCCCCCTGCCTTCCCGCAAACGGGGTTTACAGTTCCTGCACAGGGAGCGCTGTCGCGGACCAGTGACCGAGATCCGCGGGCGCAGCAGGATCGCCATCTTCCTGCGGGCAGGGGGCCTATCTCCCCGAATGGAGACCTACCATGTCGTTGAAAATGACGTCCCTCGGAACCGTGTCCAGCGCGGCACGGGGCATTCTGATCACCAGTGGAACCAACGCGACGCCGATCGTCGCGACTGTCACCGCTGGCCACCGGCAGCGCAACGGCTCGCGGATCGCGATCACCGGCGTCACCACGCTGACGGCCATGAACGGCGAGTGGACGCTCCGCTCGGTCGGCGCCACCACCGCAACCCTCGACGGCTCGGTCGGTAACGGCGCGTTCGGCGGCACGGCTGTCGTCGCTGCGCTCTGCGACCGGTCTCCCTTCCTGCCCAACCACTCGGCCGTCGCTGTCGTGGGCGACATTGGTGTCGCTGCGATCTTCGTCGGCACGGTCGTGATCGAGGGTGCGGATTCGTTCGATGCGACCCAGTTCTACTACACCAACACCTCGGGCGCCGCGACGGCCGGCTTCAAGGACAGCCTGCTCTCGGGTGAAATCGCGATCCCGGCTCAAACGGTCGTGGGTGGCGGCTCCTGCCACGTCGAGGTGGCGCTCTCCCGCTACATGACCATGCGCTGCTCGGCGTACACCTCGGGCACCGCGCAAGGCCTGTTGATGGCGTAACGCAGCGTGATCCTCCACGGAGACACGCTACGCAAGGCAGCGACGCTCGAGCCCATCTCGGCGTCGCTGACCTACGACGGGGTGAGCAACCTGATCCAGGACTACGTTCGCCGGTACGGCAGCAAGCCCAAGGCGATCGTGCTCTCGTACAAGGATCGGCGTGCGCTCAACCAGGACACGATGGACCACTCGCTCACGCCGGTGAGTCGAGACGACGCCAACCGGGACGACATGCAGATCGCATTCGTCCAAGGCGTGATGGTCGGCTGGAACCGCAACGTGCGGGACGGCAAAGCAGTCATCATCCCCCAAGACGAGCACAGAGCGCAGGCGATCGGGTGACCCTCGTCTGCTGGTAGGGACCCAATGGCCAAGAAAGCTCCAGCACAAGCACAGGATTCGTCACCGTACGAACCACTTGATGGTGTTCCCCGGGCCGAGAAGGCCTTCGTCCGCGACCTGCTGAAGCGCATCGACCGCGCCGGCAACGCTCGCAAGCAGTTCGACACGCAGATCCTGCCTCGGCTGCGCAAGCTGGCGGCAGGCATCCAGGCGGCCAGCCAGGAGAACGACAAAGAGCCCCTGGTCGCAGACAACCAGATCGCGTCCGTGCGGACCAACATGATCTACGCCACGCAGGCGACCATGCTGCCGCACGTCTACGCGCGCAACCCCGAGATCGCAGTCACGCCCACCGAGACAGTCGGCGACGGTGAGTACGAGCAGGTCAAGGGCTTTGCCGAGACCGCGCAGGCCATGCTCAACCGCTGCTTTGTCGAGGAGACCAAGCTCAAGAAGCGGATGAAGGCCGACATTCGCTCGACCATGACGACCGGTGTCGGCTGGTTGAAGATGAGCTGGCAGGAGTCGTATCGCGGCGACCCGCTGGCGGTGCGTCGAGTCAACGACATTCAGGACAACGTGTCGCGCGCCGAGGCGACGATGCAGACCCTGAAGAGATCGACCGATCGAGAGGAGCAGGAACGCCTCGTCGAGCAGCTCAAGCAGCAGCGGCAGGGCATCATCGAGGCCAACGAGCTCACGATCTTCAAGGGGTTCGTCATCGACAGGTGCCGCACCGAGGACGTGCGCATCCTCGACGACAACGTCGCCGACTTCGATGACTACGAGCACGCGGACCTCGCGATGCGTGTCTGGTACACGGATGCCGAGTACGAGGCGCGCTTCGGGCAGAAGCCCTGGGTGGGATCGAAGGAGTATCCCTCGACCGAGATCAGCGGCCCCGATCACGAGGGCGGCGCCCTGTCAGGCGGCACCAAGCGGGGTGAGAGCTACCGTGCCGTCTGGGAGGTCTGGTCCCTGCGCGACGGGCGCGTGTACACGGTCTGCGAGGGGGCGCACGCCTTCGTTCGCCCGCCGATGACGCCATCGGCACTGTCGAAGCGCTGGCACACGATGTTCTGCCTGGGGTTCAACCCGGTCGAGGGCCGGTGGCGCCCGCTGTCCGACGTCGAGCTCTTGATGCACCTGCAAGAGGAGTACAACTCGACGCGCTACCTGTACGCCGAGGCTCGCAAGGAAGCGATCCCGGTGCGCCTGTACCGCAAGGGGGGCGAGCTCGAGGCGGAAGACCTCGAGGCGATCGCCAACCGCAAGCCCCGCCAGCTGATCGGTGTCTCGGGCAACCCGCAGATCCCGATCAACCAGGACGTGATGCAGCTGGACGGGGTGAAGATCGACCCGGCTGCGTACGACGTCTCGCTGATCCGCAACGACATGGACATGATGGTCGGCCTGTCGGATGCCTCTCGAGCCAACCTCATCCAGGCGAAGACCGCGACCGAGGCGCAGATCATGGCGCAGTCGCTCGCCAACCGGCAGAGCGAACGCCAGGACGCGATCGAGGACCTGATCTCGGAGATGGCCGAGGCGGCCCTGCAGATCATGCTGCAGCGGTTCTCGCTGCTCGAGGTGCAACAGATCGTCGGCCGGGGCGCAGTGTGGCCAGAGGACGCTGGCCCGGAGCTCTGGACTAAGATCCGCGTGAAGGTCCGCGCCGGCTCGAGCGGCAAGCCCAATCAGGCGAAGGAGCGCGAGGACTGGGCCCAGATCATGCCGGTGATCAACGAGGCCATGACCAAGGTCGCCGAGCTCCGCGCTGCTGGCCATGGTGACATGGCGAACTCGGTCATCGAGCTGGCGAAGGAGACGCTGCGCCGGTTCGATGAGCGCATCGACATTGACCGGTTCATCCCACGCGAGGCAGGCCAGAACGGCGAGCAGGACGTCGGCCAGCTGATGATGCAGGTCCAGCAGCTGCAGCAGCAGCTCGCCGAGTGCCAGCAGGCGCTGCAGGAATGCCAGGGCGAGCTCGAGAAGGCCAAGATGCAGGAGCAGGCCAAGATCGTCGAGCTCAACGCCAAGGCCGCTGCTGAAGAGCGGCAGGCCCAAGCAGACGCAGCCACCAAGCTCGCGGAGATCAACAACCGCAGCGCGGCAGAGCAAGAGCGGGCTCGCCAAGAGGCCATGGTTAAGGCCGAGCAGGAGCGCGCCAAGGCAGCGGAGGCTGAAGCCAAGAAGGTCATCGAGACCGCGCGGATCGAGGCCGATGCCGAGCTCCAGAAGTACAACGTCCTGACCAAGGCAGCGGTCGAGCTGATCTCGAAGCTCGGCATTGTCCCAGGCACGCACGGCGTTCAGGGGTCGATGGGAGATCTGATCGACAGTGCGTCGATGGCGATCCAGGGCGTGATGAACGGCAAGGCGTCGATCGCGGCCGGTGGCAGGCCAGCTGAAGAGCCGGAAGAGGATGACGCCGAGGGCGAAAGCAAGGCAAAGGCGAAGAGCGGTGGCACCAAGCGGATGAAGGTGCAGGGGCCCGGCGGCAAGACGTTCGAAGGCGAAGTGAAGTCTGACGGGAAGCGCAAGACGATCCGCATCAAACGGCCCGATGGCCAGGAGTACACCGGCGTCATCGAGGAAAGTTAAATTTTTGAGAGGGTCTGACCATGGCAGCAGGCGACATCACGTGGTTCCGGCAGGCGTTGCTGGACCTTGGCACCAAGAAGCACGATCTCAGCGCCGACACGATCAAGGTCGGCCTCACGACCGGCGCTACGACGCCGAGCGCGACGACTGCCGATCCTCGCTGGGGCGCAGGCGGCACGACCAACTTCGCGGCCGAGGAAGTGGCGACGGGCACGTCGTACTCAGCCGGGGGGCCGTCGCTCGCGTCGGTGACGTGGGCGCTGCAATCGAATATCCCGACATTGCGGGCGACCGACCCCGTGATCGCGCAGGATGCCAGCGGCTTCACCAATGGCCGCTGGGGCATCATCTACAACAGCACCGACGCCGGCAAGCGTGCGTTGGGCTTCATCGACCTCGGCTCGGCTCGCAGCATTCAGACCGGCTCGCTGACGCTGAACTTCGGCGGCGCGGGCACGGACATTCTGACGATCACGACGCCGTAAGGGGGAACCATGAACCTATCTAACCAGCAGTACGCCACATTGGCTGCCCATATCCGGGCAAACACCACGCCGGCCGTGGTAGATGCACTTGCCATCCGTAACGACAATGGCATTACGGACGAGTACAACAAAACATCGTCCACCAAGGCGTGGCGATATTCTGTGGATGGACTCGGCCTGTGGGACGCTATGGTCTTGACGCAGTTCGATTTGATCTTGGTCGCGCCCAAACGTGAACTGTGGCTCAAGTGGATCGACATGGCGGATCGCCGCCCTGTGGACTTCGGTATGGCTAAGAATCGAAATGCGGTGGCAGACATTTGGTCTGTCCTGAGCGCCGCGCAACTGGCGACGCTCTACGGAAAGTTGACCGAGGATGCGACGATCTTTGAGACGGTGTTCAATTCGCCCACGGAATCGGTCGGCACAGCACCGAATCAGGTCAGCGCAATAGATCGAGTGGTTGTCGGCCCGGTCGATGTCGGAACGATCTCCAAAGCCTTGAACGAGTTCTAACATGGCAAACGAGAGTTATGTAAAAACCGGAACCGCGCTCAAGGTCCAGAACCACAACACACCCGATGCCACGTGGACGGTTGAGGGATTGGCGAACGCTGCCGGTCGCGTGTCTGCGCAGATAGACCTTGGGGCATCTCCGCGCCCCGGTTGGTATCGGTGGTCGTGTGAAGTGCAGTTTCAGGCGACACCGACGCAGGGCAAAGGGTTGGAACTGTACGTAGCTGCTGCGGACGATGGCACGAACACTCGCATCGACGGAGATTGCGGCACAACTGACGCGGCGCTCGGCAGTAAAGAAATGCGTCGCAACATGAAACCCATTGGCTACGTCGTCAGCGAGAACGCAGCAGCGAGCGAGAAGTGCAACGCGAGCGGGTACTTCTTCCATCCGCATCGATACATTTCGCTCGTTTGCTACAACGATTCAGGGGCATCAGTGAATGCAACGGCGGCGAATTTCCTGTTCACGCTTCAGCCGTTCAGCATGCAGGGTCAGTAATTGATCGTTGTCGATCAGGCTCCGCTACAACGCCAGCCCTCCGGGCACGTCCGGGCGAATCTTGCCCAGTTCCCGGATCTGGTATCTCAATGGGATTTTTCTGCGGGGCTTCCGTACGACATCCTACGGCCTGGGAATTGGTTCAACCAGTTCACCGGGTCTGGTTATGGGATGGTTGCCACGCAACGCGGGAGGGGGCTTTGGCATGACGCTGCGAGCTTGGTATCGTCACTGGAAAACGATTCCAGGCTTAATCTGACGACAGAGTACACTGTACTCATAGAGTTTAAGTTCACTCCTGGGGCAACTCACGATCAATGGGCTGGATTATTTGTTCGTGCCTCCACAGGAACAACTACCAGCTACGGACTGCAACGCAACGCTGGAACGACCACACTAAACCTCTATCATGACTCGGCCAACCCCCACGCTGTCGGGTCCGGCGAGTGGGGGAACATCACTGACGGGCAAACACATAGAGTCGCTTGGTCATGGGTGGCGAATGCCGTCTCCTATGTGCGAGATGGCGGCACTGTAATCCACACGGGTACGCACTCTTTCTCCCCTACAGGAACAACCTCTGGGCGGATTATTCTAGGTGCCGAGCGTACCTACTCTACGGCAGCCGCAGCAGATTTAACTGTTAGCCATCTGTCGATTTTCTCTCGCGCTCGCGGCGTCCCGGAACTTACTGAGTTAACGAGGAATCCGTATCAGACCTTCGAGCCTGAGCCGATCGAGATTTATTGGCCTGCGGCGGCGGGCGGCACCACCATCGACTGCACTGTCGGCACCGCAACTGCCTCGGGCACTGCCGCCAAGCTCGACGTCGCGATCAATTGCGCAGTCGGCACGGCCACTGCGAATGGCACCACTTCCGCACTTGACGTTGGCATCAACGCCAGCGTCGGCACCGCTACGGCAAACGGCACCGCAGCGAGCCTGGACGTTGGCATCAACGCCAGTGTCGGCACCGCAACGGCGAACGGGATCGCTGCGTCGATCGACACCGGCGGCAGCACGACGATCGATTGTGCGGTGGGCACCGCCACTGCGAGTGGTGCGACAGCTGCGCTCGATGAGCAGCTCGCCTGCGTCGTGGGCACGGCGACGGGCAACGGGGTTGTTTGCACGATCGAGCAGCTCTCCTCGGCGCAGGGCCCACGGGGGGGTGGTGGCGGATATGACGCTCGCCGGCGCCCCTTCCTCGAGTGGCTGCCCGTCAAGTTCGGCGACGACGAGGAGGAGCGTCGAGAAAAGGAAAGGCCGCTTGCCCAGGCACTGAAGGCTAGGCCAAAGCGCGCCCCTGCCAAGCCCGCTATCGCGGCTCGATCGATCGCCGATCAGGCTCGAGACGAGGCGGCCAAGGCAAAGATCCAGCTCGAGCCATCGGAGGTGGTCGAGGCGAAGGCGGACGCAGCAGCAGATGTTGGTGTCAACGATGACGAGTTTGTGATGGTGCTCGCGCAGTTCCTTTTGGCAGCGTAGACGACACAGGGGGTAGCTATGCCGTGGTGGATGAAGTTCTATTTGCGCAGTCCTGTTCAGGGAGATGGTGATGATGCGGGGTCTGGCATTGACGTTACTGGTGATGGCTCTGGTGCTTCTGGCAGCGGCAGCGGAGATGAAGGAGGCGATGCCGCTGCAGGCGGGGGTGCTGACGGGCTTGACGGTGCTGCTGCTGGTGACGACGGCAGTCCTGGTGGGGAACGAAAAACCGGAGCAGACCTCAGCGAAGGACTGCGGGCCGCCATCGAGAAAGGGCTCGCAGAGGCCGCCGATCCAGACGATGCAGGAGGGAAGCCCGCCGACGGTAACGCTGCCGGTAAGGACGGTGCCGCAGCTGGTGCAAAGCCTACAAAGCCTGCCGCCCCAGGAAGCGCTGCAGATGCTGACGCAGGCAACCGAGGTGCTGAAGGAAAGGGTGAGCAGGGAGACGGGAAGGCCAAGCGGGCCGACGACTTCCAGCTGAGTGCCGAGGAGAAGCGGACCCTGTCGCCCAAGGCGATCGGCCGCTTCCACGAGCTGCACAAGCACGCCAAGAGCGTCGAGGCCGAGCTCGAGGAGGTGCGCACCCAGTACACGCATCAGGCCAAGGCCGCCGAGACGATCAAGTCGGCCCTCGAGGAATCGAAGACCGATGCCGACGATCTCGCGCAGCTGCTCAACTTCAACTACCTGATCAAGAGCGAGCGGTTCGAGGATGCGCTTGCGATCATCGAGGAGTACCGAGGCAACCTGCTCAAGTACCTGGGCCGCGAAGCGCCCGGCTACGATCCGCTCGATCAGCACCAAGACCTCAAGCAGCAGGTTGACGACGGTGACATGTCGCGCGCCGCTGCGCTCGAGGTCGTGCGAGCTCGAGCGGTCGAAAGCCGCGCGCGTGCCGACCAAGAGCGGCAGGCTCAGTCTCGGCAGCAGAGCGAGCAGGCTGTGCGCACCCGCGAGCAGGGGCTCGAGGCCATCAAGCAGTGGGAGATGCAGATGGCCGCCTCCGACCCAGCCTTCTCGCAAAAGGCCTCTATACTCGAATCCAGGATCAAGGACATCATCACTCGCTTCCCGCCGAGCCAATGGGCGCAGGCAATGGCTCTGGCCTACGAAGGGATCACGGTCCCGGCATCACAGGGCGGGGGCGCTCCGCGGAGAACATTCCAGCGGGACGTGCCGAGTGGTGACGACACCTTGAGGCCCACTGGGGGTCGCCGTCCAGGCGGACCAGCTGCCAAGAGCATGCTGGAAGCGCTGTCGACGGGACTGGGCTACCAAGACCCCGGCCAGTAGCGGGATCGGCTCCGCGGCGTAGACGGGTTCGCCTCCGTGGTTGTGTTCGCCTCTCACCAAGGCATTCACCTTCCACGACTACGGAGTGCGAAATGCCCTTCACCTCGCAAGAAATCACCGACGCCGGCAAGATCGGCCTCGACTTCTACCTTCGCAACAACCCCATCGACAACGTCAAGACGGACGACCCGCTCTTCGACGCACTGAGCTCGCGCAAGAAGGCCGCGCCCGGCGCCAAGCAGTACATCGTCGAGCAGCTGCGCGTTCGCTACCAGTCGAACTTCACGTGGTTCAACGGTAGCCAAATCGTCACCTACAACCGCCGGCAAACGATCGAGCAGGCGCAATACGCGTGGCGCTCGGCGCACGACGGCTTTGCCCTGGACGAGGATCGCCTCATCCAGAACGGCATCAGTGTTCACGACGACGCTGCTCCTCGTGGCGGTGCGAGCGCGGACGAGATGGTTGCGCTGTCGAACCTGATCGAAGAGCAGTCGATCGCACTTCGCGAAGGCTTCATCGACAAGTTCTGCCAAGCGCTGCACCTCGACGGCACGCAATCTGTCGACGCCATCACCGGCCTTGACTCCCTGGTGTCCACCACCCCGAGCACCGGCACCGTGGGCGGCATCAACCGGGCAACGTCGGGCAACGAGTACTGGCGCAACTACGCGCCGAGCTCGGCCCTGACCACGACCACCACGACCGGCAACGTGCTGGACTTCATGGAGATCGGCTGGCGCGCCTCGATCCGCAACGGCGGGCGTCCGAACTTCATCGAGGCCGGTGGCGACTTCATCGACGGTCTGCGCAACTTCATCATCAAGACCTACGGCGCCGGCGGCGGCTTGGCGTATCCCAATGCCCCGTTCGCGAAGAGCGTGGGCGTGGGCACCGAGAGCCTGAAGTTCCACGACCTCGAGGTCCAGTGGAACCCCAAGTTCGACGACCTGCAGGCTCTCACGGGCGCGGCCACCTCGTGGCTGAAGCGCTGCTACCAGCTCAACCTCAACTACATCAAGCTGCGTCCGATCAGCGGGCAGGACATGATCACCCGCAAGCCGCCGCGTGCGTACGACCGCTACGAGTGGTACTGGGGTCTGACGTGGCGCGGTGCGCTGACCATGGGCCGTGCCAACGCCCAGGCCGTCTACTTCGTCGCATAACTCGGGCCCCTCGGG